AGTTTGGGGGTATTGGAAAAGTTCCATTTTACGTAACAGTAAAGGTTAATATTTTTGGGTCGTGTGTGGATATGCCATTCAGTACATTAATTATTTATAAAGATAAACTAAAACAGATAAAAAATGAAACAATACATAATATTAAAAAACAATATTGAGGATTTGGAAACAATGGTTAATGAACACATTGCAAAGGGCTATATTGCGCATGGAAATTTAATACTATCCCCACAGGGTACGTATGTACAAGCTATGACATACACACGCATAAACGAAATACCAAATACTAAAACAACTAAAAAATAAACAATGGAATTATTCAACCCAACACATCCGCTATTACCTACAATGCTAAAGCGGTTACAAAATGAATTTGAAGCATCACAATTTTACCGTAATGCGTCTAACTGGTGTGCAAATGCTGGTTATGATAAAGCGGCTGCATTTTTTGCTAAAGATGCACAAAGTGAGTTTGACCATGCAACTAAATTGCAAAACTTTTTGAACGATTGGGGCTGCAAATACACAATACCAAGTGTTAGCACTGTATTCATGTGTACTACACTACCTGAGATAGTTCGCAAGGCTTATGACGGTTTTGAAGTGCCACTGTATAAGGCGTACAATGACGATGCAGGTAGGGCGTTTGACATTGACAAATCAGCATTTAATCTATTACTTGAATTTGTTGAAAAACAGCGTGATAGCGTGGCAGAATATCGCACGTTGATAGATAAATTAATGTTGATAGATGAAAGTAATAAGTTAGATGTATATTTGTACGAACAAACTGCATTTAACTAATGGGAAACTTTACAAGACACGCAAAAAGAGGCGATTTTAAGCCCATTCCTAATAGTCCTTGCCTGAATATGGTAACGGCTATTATTGACGATTATAAGCGTAGTACAAAGCGATTACAGACTATTCATTTAGATAGGTCGCACTGGCGCATGATAAATGATGAACTTAAACGCTTGTTAGGTGCTGATTACGAAATGCGTGATGTGATAGAGTTAGAAGGGTGCGATGTAGGTATTCAATTAAGTGCGTTACAGGCAGTACCAATAAGATATGAGTTTATGAAAGACCCATTCAAAGTAAAGGCAGAATGTTAATACTATGGCTACCAAAACTACCAACTTATCACACGCCTTTGCAGATGTAAAGAAAAAGATTGAGCAAACAAAAGATGTGCTACCAAAGGTAATAGCTAATCAGGCTCAAAACTATTTTGTAATGTCGTGGCGTAATCAGGGATTTGACGGTAATAAGTGGCAAGAGGTAAGGCGTAGGGTTGAGGGTACAGACGAATACAAGTACCCAATTAAAAAAGGGTTATCGAGGCGTACAAGACCGATATTGATTGGCAAAACAGGTAGGCTCAGGCGTAAGGTGGCAAATAGTGTGGTGTTGGCTAATTGGAATATGATTAAACTATTGGTAGATTTGCCATACGCAGCAGCTCACAACGAAGGAACGGACAATATACCGCAACGGCAGTTTATGGGGCAAACGAATGAGTTAACCAAAATGCAACGGCAAAGGATTGATAGTTTTTTTGACCAAGTATGGGATATTAACAAAAAGAATGTAAGTAAATAAATGGCAAGCATAATAAAAACAGCGTTTCAAGATGTCTTACTGATAGCCCGACAGATAACGGGTGTTCAGTACGTTGCCATATTTAACAACCAAGTGAAGGAAGAGCAAGACGGCAAAACATTTGACTTTCCCAAACCTGCATTACTAATAGAGATTGAAAACCCTAATCAGGGCTTACAGACATTAGGGCAAGATAATGTAACCGTATCTGAAATAACGTGGCGTATATCAATCGTACATGAGCAGCTAGACGCAGCAGACGGCACACTAGACCAAAATTTAGATGTATTTGATTATCGGGATTTGGTTAAGGTTGCAATGACGGGAATACGCCCAAAGAATTGCAGCAAGTGGATGTATGTTGAGGAGTCGCAAGACTATGCACACAATAATATCTATGTGTATAGTGTAGGGTTTAAATGTAGTTTTGTAGATACTAAAGGCAGCCCATTAGACCCCGATAGCGATGTATATACTACCATTGACCCACCGATAGCACTTGATTTAGGCGTATGGATAACCGTACCAATACCACCAAGAACACGTATAGCGTATGGGTGGAAAGTTTGCCCTATATACGCTTTGATAGTTGATGTAGTAGACCCTACACAAGTACAGCAATTAGGCAACGGGGATATTATACCAAAGCAGTATGTACTAAACATAGATGGTACGATTACTATACCTGAATTGGCATCATACCCAAACATAGTAGCATTGACACCGTTTCAAATATGGAATCAGAGTTACGACACAATTACAATCGACTATACTACAGGCACAATTACTAATACTGGCGGTGGTTTTGTAGTAGGCAACGAAATAACATTTAACGCATCATTACCCCTTTATACACCAGCATAGATGGCACGTAGCATAGATACCATACAAGCGCAGATAGTAGCTAACATAGTTACTGCTATGGCTGCAATAGGCATAACGATAGACCCGACACAATGGAGTAGGCGTAATTTAATCAACCTCATTAGTAGGGTAATTGCTACCGCTATTGGTGTGTTTGAGCAACTATTTGACCAATATAAAGCAGATACCGAAGCGGTAATTAATCAACTTGCACCGCAGACATCAGCATGGCTACAGGCGTTAGTATTTCGCTTTCAATTTAACGCTACAGACCCACAGATAGTGCAGTTAGATACTACCACATTAACCCCCTACTACCCTACAGTTGTTCCCGACTTTCAGATAGTAAAGTTTTGCAGTGTTAATAACGGTGGTTTAGGTAATGTGATAGTAAAGGCGGCAAAGGGTACAACACCGACACAGCTAACAGGCGGTGCAACTGGTGAACTAGCTGCATTACAATCGTATCTCAATCAGATAAAGGTAAATGGTATAGTAGTAACGGCTACTTCATTGGCAAGCGATAAGGCGTATATTGATGCAGATATATACTATACGGCACAATATAGCGCAGTGATTGAGGCGAATGTTATAGCAGCTATAACCAACTATTTAGCTACTATACCTTTTGATGGTAGAGTACAATTAACTAGCTTAGAGATAGCAATTAAAGCAGTTGCAGGGGTTAATGATGTGGTATTGAATACTGTTAGATGTAGACAAAATGCGGTGGCTTATCCAGCAGGGGTAGTGTTAGTACTTAGCAACTTAGAACTACAGCGCAACTACCAAACTATTGCAGGGTATATCGAACCTGAAACGGCAAGCGGCGGAACATTGGCAGATACACTAACCTTTATACCTGAATAACCGAACATGACACCAATAGTAAACATAGATACCTTAGTAATTCAGAACTTACCACCTAACAAACGTTTACCCGTTTGGATGGGTATTATTAAGGCTTTAGCGTCACCCTTAAAGTGGTTGATGGGTATATTTACCCAATATAAAGAAGGTGGCGTAAGTACGTATTGGGATGTGGCTGTTAGCTATGGCATTGGTACTAGAGTAGTTTACAATTATGCGGTTTATGAATCGTTAGTAGCTAGTAATTTGGGCAATACCCCCGATGTTGATACTGATAGTTGGTTACTGATAAATGCTTCATTTTTAGGGGCAAATGAGAGGCGTTTATATCAGGGTAAAAAGTTGATATTGGAGTATGCTTTAAACCAATATTTCAAAGAGGAGTTAGACGCAAATAGTGAGGTGGGATTTATACAGCCCGATAGCGCATTTACACCTACACCGAGTAGTATATATGTTGAGGATGATATACCCGATTTGCTTACCTTTACTATGTACCCCGATGCAGGTCAAAGCGATTCAATGTTTCCGACATATAGCACTAAGTACATGACACCTACACCTATTTACAGTGGAGCTTCACCGTATCAGTTTATAGTTTGGATTCCTACAGCAGTATTTGCGTCTATCAATGCAGATAGCATGGTTGCAGACCAAATAGTTACTAACTTTGTTAATCGGTACGCAGTAGCAGGAACATTTTTTACAGTACAAACATATTAATTTATGAATAGGATATTAACAACATTTGCGGCAAGTGGTCAGCCATTCTTAGCCCCTACATCATTGGATATGCTGCAAGACGCATATAGTAACGGAATTAGAGAATTGGCATTAGCTCAAATTGGGTCAAGCTATGATGCTACAGTACCTTATATATTGTGGGGGTGTGAGAGTGTTAGCCCCGTTGCGGTAAGTGAGGGTGGTATATTTTTTAATGGTGAGGTATTTTATACCGCAGGTTGGTCTAGTGGTTCGCTACCCCCTTCACCGCTTGTATTGATTGCCAATATCAGCACTACATTTGCAGCAGTTGACCCAATAACGTATGAGGATGGCAGTGTACATAATACCCATTCTTTGCGTACTTGTATCTTTGCTTATGGTACAAGCGGAACGGGTACGATTGGGGATTTTACAGACTTTGTGAGGGTTAATATGACAAGTGTTGATTATAGCTTAACGGCTTCATCAATTGGCACACGTACTATTACAATGGAACGTAATAAATACATGGCATTTAACACCACAGGTAGTGCGGCAGTAATTACACTTGATTGTACTAAGGCTATAAGTGGCAGAACATTAGAAATAAGGGCAATTACAACAGCCACAAATACTATTGACTTTGCAGGGGTAAGCGGTACAGGTGTTGCAGGTGTTAATGTTGCAGGTTTCCCGTACACGTGTGCAAATAGTGGGTTTGTGTATATTAGGGTTAAGGCTATACAAGTTGCAACGGCAACCTTTGAAGCGCAGATTGAAATATTTAATCCAGCACCATAATTTATTTTATGTACTTTTGTTTTTCACAAATCAAAACTTATATAAAATGAGAAACACAATCTTAGTAGCAGCGTTAGTATTATTTGCAGCATGTGGTAAGCACCCAATAGTTAAGCCAACGCCACCGATAGAACAACCTACAATAGTTGGTGCATGGATAAATGAAAATAGTGTATTGTCGGTGTGTAATGGTAATCTAAGTTGGGGCGGCAAGGTGCAATATACACCGTTCGCCTATGCAGTAAGCAATGATACATTAATGTGGGATATGGGCGATAATAGTTTTGCACCGATGTACACTTTCACCGTTACAAAAGATAGCCTATATTTGTACAGTCTTACGATAGGTACGCCAAATGTAATGACATTCACCAAACACAAATAAATGCCTGAGAAAAAGAAATACGTATACCCAAACAGAATAAAGGAAAACTACTATCCCAATCAGCACATATTATCGCTGGTGAATGGTGTTAGTTGTGAAATGGGTATAAGTAAATCTAAGCTAGTAACAGACGCATTAAAGGTGTATTTTGCAACATTAAAACCTGAAATAATCGAAGCGGCAAAGTTTAGGCAAATGAGAGAAAAACAAGCATAACAGCCCCAAATAAACAATACTATCAATTAACCCCGTACATTAACTTGTATGGGGTTTTCTATTTTCATACCCCTAAAAAATATTACACTTTAATATTGTTCCCACCTTTACTATGTGATATTCAATTACGTAATAGATGCCAATGCCGAAGAGCCTATAATGCTCATACTTACCCACATTGGGTATGATGAACAAATGGGGCAAGGTGTTGACGGTAGCGAGTTTTTAAAAGAACTGCTTACCCTTGACAGCATGGGTAAATCACGTATTCAAGTTTGGATTAACTCAGTAGGCGGCAGTGTTATAGATGGTTGGTCAATTTTAGGCGGCATGCTTAAAACTAAGGCTAAAGTTGATACATATAATATCGGTGTTGCAGCAAGTACGGCAGGTTGGTTATTTCAGGCAGGTAGAGAGCGCACAATGTCGGACTATGCTTTGTGGATGGGCCACAACCCCTCAGGCGGTGGCGGTGAGGTATTAGAGCGTATGCGTAATAGTATTATCACTACCATATCACAGCGTACAGGAATGAGTGTTAAAGATGTAGGCGCAATGCTTGACAGGGAAACGTACATGGATGCTCAGGAGTGTTTAAATAACAACTTTTGCGACAAAGTACAGGCTACTAATAGCATAAACGTAAAACGTGTATCACAAGCGGCAAGTATTACCGATAAATGGAAAGAGGCTGTTACAATAGTTAATTCACTTTTACCTAAAGATTTTAATAAACAAATAAAAACAGAAACGATGGCAGACACTAAGATAAGTGCAAGTATCACAAATAAGCTGGGGCTTCACGAGGCTGCCAGTGATGTAATGGTTGTAGAGGCTGTAGAGGCTATACAGAACAAGCTAACAGCAAGTGAAGTTAATCTTACAGTAGCAGAAAACAAGGCTAAAAAAACAGCCGAAGAACTTGCTGCAATGCGTGAAAAATGCGACAACCTGCAAAAAGAAATTGACAGTTATAAGTCAATGATGGAAGAAGCAGAAGAAGAAAACCGCATGATTGAAGCTACCAACATGGTTAAAGGTTTTGCGGAACTAGGCAAAATCAACAACGATGAAGCAACTATTAAATTCTATGTTAATACCGCTACGGTTGGTAAAAACAAAGACGAAAAAGCTACTTCATTCGAGGCTACAAAAGCACTTCTTACCAACATGGTAGTAAATAAAAAAGCTGAAACTATCAAAGTGGTAAATACTCAAAGCGGTGCAACTACTAACAGTATTGCGTTGACTATGGCACGTATTGCTAAAGCTAAAGGTCAAATATAATTTTTCAACTTATTAACTAACGAAATTAAAATACAGTAACAATGGCAGATGCTTTAGTAATAACGGACACCACCTACGCTGGTGAGGCTGCAAGTCAATTCATAGTAAAAGCTATCACTTCAAACGATACTATCGGTGGTGGTAATGCTTATGTAAAAGACGGCATTAAAAAGAAATTCACAATACCACGTTGGGATAGTGATTATGAAAGTCTGATACAAGACCGTCAGGCAACACCAACATCTAAGGGTACAATGACTGTTACAGGTCAGGTTATCGACCCAGCGGATTACATGATATACATGGAGTTTAACCCACGTGATTTTGAAGACCAATGGTTTGCAACACAGTTAGACCCTACATTGATAGACCGTTCGCTTCCTTATAGTGCGGAATCAGTAGTAGTACAGGGTGTTATGCAGCGTCACCAAAAGTTCATGAATAAAATCATGTGGACTGGTAACACTACCCTTGCAGCACCTTCGATATATCGCTATTTTGACGGTTGGTTGACAAAGGCAAGTGATAGCACTACTACAAATAAAGTAGTGTCACCAACAACACTAACAGCGTCAAACATACAAGCCGAATTGCTGAAAGGTCGTGCATTGTTGCCCGAAGCATTACGCTTTGACCCTAACATGAAAATATACCTTTCATACAACACATACGATTTGTATCAGCAATCATTGGTTGACCTTACTTACAAAGGACCTGATGCGTCTACACTTGCTGCAAACGCCACAAGTACACGCTTTTGGGGTGCTGAGGTTGTGCGTATCGCTGATTTTGCAGCTAACACTTATGTGTATGCAAAAGGTATGGCAACTACAGAAAGTAACCTTTGGGTAGGTATGAACAGTGTTGCGGATGAAGGGCTGGTATTGCGTCAACTACAGGCAAACAGTGAACTTTGGTTCGTTAAAATGCTGATGAAACTTGATGTAAACTTCGGTTGGGATGAGGAGATTGTTTATTACGGCCCAGTTATCAACCCATAATAACATAGTAGCCCCGTAAGGCTATAACACACTAACAATAATTTTCAAAACATAAAAAACTTTATAAAATGCCAAATACTCCACGTGTCGTTACAGGTGCAAACCAAGACACTACAGGTCGTGTTATAACACAAGATTATTCAGCACCAGCGTATGCCGCTACTATTGCGGTAGTACCTACAGCGCAGTTTACATGCTACAATGTTGCACAGCTAACAGGTGCGGCTACTATCAACGCTACAGTAACAAATATGTACATAGGCGATGAGGTTACATTTTTACTTGCAGCAGATGCGACAAACAGAATAGTAACGTTCGGTACAAACTTTGTATCAAGCGGCACAGTAACGGTTACAGCGTCAAAGAAAGCCACCGTAAAGGGCGTATTTGATGGTACTGCTATCCGTATATGCAGCAGAGAAATTACAGCCTAATTAGTGCCTTTTATTCACACATTAAACTACTAATACAGTGGCTTTAAATAACGTAACTATAGTAAAATCACAGGGCGGCTTAGGTCGCCCTTTGGCTGGTTTTGACTTCGTTAGTGGTGCGGTGTTCTACACATCGACATTACCAAGCGGATTTACTACCACCTACAACAAGCAGCCACTATCGTCATTGGTAGACGCTGAAAATCTCGGAATAACTAATACTTATTCTGATGAAACACCAGCAGAGTCTGAATATGAGATAACGGCATTAGGTGCAACTGGTGATACTGGTAAATTTGTTGTAACAGAACCTACAATTAACACAGGAGTAACTAAAACGGTTGATTTAGGTACTTATACTGTTAGTTCGGCAGATACTACAATCGACTTGCAAGGTGCTGCATGGGTGGCGGTAATTAATGCAGGTACAGTTACACATGGTTATAGTGCGACTTACTCAGCAGGTGACGACACAATTTCAATTACAGCACGTACAGGGCTAGGTATTGCACTTAATAGCGGCACACCAATAGCCGCAACTGTAACGGGCGACTTAGACGGTACACTTACACAGTTTACGGGTGGTGTGGCTACTAAGTTGGGTTTGTGGCATTATCACATATCCGAGTATTTCCGCATACAGCCACAAGGTAAATTGTGGGTTGGTTTCTATCCAGTTCCTTCATCTTATACATTTGTTGAAATGAGCGATTTGCAGAATTTTGCACAGGGCGAGATTAGGCAGATAATGGTGTATAACGATGTGGCACGTACAGCCGCTAATATACAATCAGATTGTACAGCACTACAAGCAGCGCAAAATACATCGGAAGGGCTTAAAATGCCTTTTGAGGTGCTATATGGTGCAAGTGCAAATTACAATATAGGTGGATTACTAAACCTAAATACACTAACTGCATACAAGGTAAGTGTTATTATCTCACAGGATGCAGGCGGTCAGGGTGCATGGTTGTA